ATAATTTTCTTTATCTTCTTTTATTTTTGTTAATTCCATCCTTCTTCTTCTTACTTTTTCATCATAGCCAGGTGCCACAGTAGCAGCTTTCCATATACCACCAAGTCCCCCACCAATAATTGCTCCAGTTATTCCTTTGTGTTTCATAGCCTCTACATAATTAACAGTTTTTATTAAAGTACTTCTTCTTTTATCTATATCCTCTGCTACTCCACGCAATCTGTCTGCTTCTCTTTTTACTTCATCTATTTTGGTTTTTAGGCTTTGAATAGCTTGTTTGTTTTTTATGTCAAAGTGTTTGCTATTTTTAGCATTCTGTATATTAATAGCATAAGTTAATTCATCATTTGCCTGCTCCCATCTCTTTACTGCTTTATCATAACCACCATCTAAAATATTTTTTATTCTTAAAAATTCAGGTTTAGTAGTAATTTCAGGTGCAGTAGACCATCTATTAACATTACTCATAGCTCTCTCTCTCATGTTACTAGACTTTAATGTGTTGGATATATCAAAATGCTCCGCATAAGAATATATCATATTATCTATAGCATCATCAAAGTCTCTAAGAGTAGCAGTATAATCTCCACCGCCATAAATATTTTCATGTTGTATCGCAGAATGTCGTTTAGTTAACTTAGCAAATTCATATAAAAACGCTTTTCCCTCCTCATTATATGGCAAGTTGTGTACAAGATCTCTTGTATTTTTTGCACTAATAGGAGGAGTAAACTCTGGTAATTTCATACTAGCTATTATATCTAAATCTTCTTGTGTAAATAAACGTCTGGCGGATGTTTGATAATCTATAGCATCTACATATTTTAAAGGTGACTCAATATTTTGTTCTATTCCAATTTGTTTAACTCCTGTAACAGGATTTGGAATATGATTTGGTGCTCCTTTAGTAGTGTGATTTTGTCCTATACCATTTGCATTTCCTCCTTGTGCGCCAGGCGAGTATTCTCGTAATGCCTGCTCTAAATATTTATCATTAGCTACCTCTCTAACTAATACTGTATTATTAATATAATAGTCATTTATTACCGCTTGCATTCTTTTAGGATCCTTAGCTATTTGAGCAGTGTTTCCTTTATATCGCATCTTTGATAATATCTCTAAATTAGTATTAATATCAGAGAGTTGCTCTGTAGAAAACTGATGACCAACAGTACCTTTAGAGCCAACTAGAGATTTAACATGCGCTCTTTGTCCTTGCATAACAACATCTGGGTCTGATAAATGAATCAGTCCATCTATTTTTGCAATATTTTTAGGATTCTTGTGTGCTTCATATGCATCCATTACAGTTTTAACTGTAGCATCCATTTTACTCATTAACTCCTTAGGTGTATATGGAATCTTAATTTCTTTTGCTCCATTTTTTATAGCAGTTTTAGATGCTTCAAAAAACCCGTCAGGATCGAGCTGTTTAAAAAGCTCTAATCCTCTGCTTCCAGTAGCCTTACCAGATGGTGTTTCTTCTATAACATTTATCTCCATTTTAATTCCATTTCCAAATGAACCAGGAGCATTATGCACTTGAGCGTAATTATAGTTACCTCTGTTACCTACACCATATAATTTTTCATATTGTGATTGTGGCATCATTATATCATAATCCCCTATTATGTGTGGAGTTTTACCAGAAGCTACATGCCTAGCACTACCATATACTTTTGCTCCAGGAAATGTTTCTTCTATGAATTTAATATTATCTTCAACAATACCAAAATATTCTGGAGTAACAGAGGCTACTTCTCCAGCATTAAATTTTGTACTAACTTTACCTGTAACAGGGTCTAATACTATTTTTGAAGTAGAACCTGGTAACTCTACAGAAATATCATATGCTTTACCATCTCTTAATCCTACCAATTTAGTAGAGCCCTCAGTAAATCCTAGAGATATTGTTCCTTTAGATGTGTCTAATAGTTCTGTGTCACTGAGTTTAGTTAGTGTTTTAGATGCAGCAAAATTATTATCTAACTTAATCTCAAGTTCTCTACTTCTATCTCGTAATTTCTCAATTTTAGGGTCTTGAAATGGACCATTTCTCTCGTGGTACGCTTTTGCTTTCATCATATCACTCTCTTCTAATCTTACTCTATTATGTGGGGATACGATCTCTCCATCAGGGCCTGGCCTATTATATAATAAATTATTCTGCGTATGATAATTTAGTTGCTCTTCTTCACTAAGTTGTTGCAAATATTTTTTTTCATTTCGATACATGTCTATATCTTTTATAACTTTTTTAGCTGCAGAGGACACTTTACCTACTACTTTAGTTTTTACATTATTAGCTATGTCAAATCCTTCAGCTATAGTTTTACCAACCGGCCCAATCACAGGGGCTACTTCTAGTGCATCCATACCTAATTCAAGTCCATTCTCTAATGAATTATGTCTAATAAATTTACCCGCATCTGGTATAATATTCATAGCCCCATGCGTAGCAAACCATGCAGTAATTGCATTACCTACATTTAATCCTGCAATACCTAAACCATCTGTAGCTAAAGAATTACCTATCATGGTAGCATAAGGAGCTGCTGCACCTGTTAAGGCAGCAGCGCCACTAGTAATAGCAGGTGTGGCAGCATAAGCTAACCCACCCAAGTACGCAGCATCATATGGATTAATTTGTTCAGGATTAGTTATAAGTCCTTTTACTAAATTATCTGGAACATGCCCTGTTTCCATCTTAGCTGTTAATGCACTAAATGGAGCAATAGCTATATTAGCCATATGCCCTAAAGTAGAGTCAGGATTATACTCCGTTAATGCTCCTGTTTTTTGATTTTGTTGTTCATACAGTATACGCTCTTGTTTTTCTTTAGGCAATGCATTGAACTCTTTTTGCGCTTTTCTCTCACTTACTTTAATTGCCTTAGCCTGAATAGCATCTCTTTTAAGTATTAAAGGATAATTTGGTTTACTAACTGAAGTATTATCTTTGGCTTTACCAGTTAATAAATAATCATCACCATATTGTGCAGTTGATATATTTCCGCCGTCCTGAAACTTTTTACTTAATTCTTCTATCTGGGGAGAAACATAATCAATAACAGGATTTATAGTATGGTCATTTAACCATTCTACACTATCTTTTGCACCTTGTTTTCCATTTCTTAAAGCACCCACTGCTGCAAAATTACCTGCCCATATTCCATATTTTTCAGCTAAAGATTGTACATGTGGGAGTTGTGTCGCCCACTGAAATTGATTGTCTATTAATTTTTGTTTATCTATAGGCACATATCTATTAGAAAATGGTAGTCTTCTATTGAAAGAAAGTCCAGGGTCTGTTAATGGAATATTTACATTACCCCCTTTTGTAGTTCCCAAGATACCATTACGATTTGATATCGAAGTTAGCATAATATCTGAATCTACTACTTCTGGATTCATTGTAGCCTCAAAAACACCATTATATTGCTCGTTAACTCTACCAGGCTCTGCCCAATTTCCTTCAGATAATATTTGTTCATTACCCATTTTAAAACTATTATCACTAGGCCCTAAATGTTGTTTAGCAATTACCTCATCTATAGAGTTACCAAATTTTCTAAATCCTACTGTACCTGTATTAGAATACTGTGGTTTTATATTATCTAGTAAATCAGGCACCCCATTAGTAAAAAACCTGTCACTGAATAACTCTCCTTGCGCTGTTAATTTTTTACCATAACCAGGAATTAAATTTAATGGACTATAGTGGCTCCAACTATCTTCTACACCTAACCATTGTAATGGTGCAAGTGGTTTAGGTATAGCATAATCTAAAGCAGCTACAGGGTTAAATCCAACTCCATTTGTATGAAGAGGAGCATTTGGGTCATTTCTATGGGGGGTCATTAACCCTTCTTCATTAATAATATTACCACTTTCATCAATAGTTATTATTGAAGAATTTCTTATTTTACTACGAGGGTCTGGAATTACAGGACCAACTTTACTATTTTTTTTATTATGAGTTAAGCGAACAAAAGGATCTTCTACATGAGGTGTATATGTATCATCAGGAGGAGGTATCTCATTACCTTTAGAATCAAAAAACTTAGTATTCTCTCGTTCCATTTTAGCTCTATATTCAGGACCCATAGAGTTTCTAAAAACTTCTTCTTCTCTAGATATACTTGCTTCTCCTCTGCTAGAAATATAAGGAGTAAGCTCATCAAGCAATTCAGGATGAGGTTTATCTACCGGTATTTGGTCTAAGATATTCATAACATTTTCTTTACTAAAATTAAGAGGAGCTCTTAATTCACTTAGTTTAGATAATAATTTATCTTTAGTTAATGCACCTACACCTAAGAAGTTTACTGGGTCTAGTACCATATCTGTTGCAGCAGCTCCCCAAGTATTTTCAATACCAATAGATTTTGATGGTCGTTCCATATTTCCAGTTAATGCTTTCATGCCCATCAATTGTGGAAGACTAGCTATAGCAGAAACAGGAGTACCTATAATTGCACCAAGTACACCAGCATCTTTATTCTCTTCTACTATTTTATCCTTGTACTGTTCTAACCAATTTTTATCTTTTTTCTTTCCTTTAATAACTACCTCTGGTAATAGAGTAGGAGAGTGAATACCTTCTTTAGTTACTACCTCACCTCTATTATAAGCTTCTCTATACTCAGGAGTACCATACTTTACTTTGTCTCCAGTAGTATATTTACCATCTTGTGCTATAGGAATGTGTCCACCATCTTGTCTTCTAGCTTCTTTTCTGAGTTTTCTTTTTTCTCCTCGTTCAGACCCAACACAACCCTCACCATCTGTAGGTAAAGAATCAGAAAGTCCATCTAAAGGAACATTTTTTTGTTTACTATTTTTCTCTAACCATATGGAATACTGTGCAGGTGTCAATCCTCTAATTTCAGCACCTTTATCAAACTGCTGTTGTAATTTAGCCCTATTTACCTGTTTAATACTATCAGCATAAGCTCTTTGTTCTGGGGTAGCTATCATAATAGTTTGTTTAGGAGGAGAGTATACTTTGGGTTGTTTTGCTACTTGTTTTAAAGAATCTTGTGTTCTAAGCAAAGCATCTCGTACCGGATTACCAGTATTAAATGTTTTAGGAACTATAGGTACTAATCCACCATTTTGAGCTATAGGTGCATTTTCTGAATATTTATCTAGCCAAGTTTTCATAATACTATAAATAAGATTGCATTGCAGGAGTTAATATAAATTGAGTTACTATAGTGATGTCATCCTTGTCATCTAGAATGTGGCGAACCTTTAAATCTTTAGACCGGATAGTATCTTTCTTGTATGCTCTAACAGAATAATCCATATTAGTTTGATTAACTACTTTGTCTATAGAAAGGCTCTCACATGATGATAAGAATAAAGGTACTGATTTATCTTTTACCATAGACCAAAATGTATTGTAGTTGTATTTATTGTCTACCTTGGTCCATAGAATTGATTTAGAACTATCATTGTATCTTGGGTATGTCAGATACTCCTTCATATTCCCAACAGGTTTAGGTACTAATTCTAGAATGCCAGAAGACTGCTGGCCATTGTATACAACTGCTTTATTGAACCACTTATTATCTATCATAACCTTGGCATTTCTATCAGAGATACCTAATGGGTTTTTATAATAAGTGTAGACTTTATCATACTCTTCTACTCCTTGTAAAATTTCATCGTTATCATTATAAAAGAAAGGGTATTCTATTATGTAAGGTTCTATGGTCCCATAATAAGAATTAAATAATGTATGATCTGTAAGGTGTCGCCACAAACAAGCTTTATTTACTGTAGACAGTTTTACGTTTTTATACTCTTGTTCTGTAATATCTTCTAGCGTTTTAGATACAGAAGATGTACACTTCCCAATTGATTTTAAAGTAAGCATTAAAACCTCGTCTTCTACTATATAGCTTTTACCATCAATAAGGGTTTGCTTAGCCACATTAGCTTCTATAATATTTCCAAATTGGTCATATACGTCAAAGGGCCCTATGTTAGGGCCAGCTTTGGTTAATTTTATAGTTATTATTTTTGCCATGTTATGTTATGTGTTTAACAAGTTCCTATTGGTGCTATTGATGATCCTCCAGTATTCAATATTACTGTAGCACAGAAATCAAATGTATTTACTGCACTACCGCCTGGAGTTATATAAATATGATAAGAGCCTACACAATCTAACCATTCTATCTGAACAGGTGTCCATGAAGATGTTGCTCTGTACTCTATACAAGGAGTAACAGTAGTAGTTGTAGTAGTAGTATTACATACATAGATACCAACTATAATTCCATTTAGTATTTCATAATATGTTTGAGTAGAAGCAGATTCATCATTAAAATAATATCCATCAGCAATAACTGCACAGTCTGTAGTGCCATTACTAGCATAAACTGTTGCACCTAAAGATAAGCTTACTGCTTCAAAATTAGTGTAATTAAATACTATTCCTGTATAACCAGGTAATGAATTTAAATATGTGATAGTTTCACACACAGCTACTGCAGAACTAACAGTATCTACATAAGGGTCTGGTGCTTCTGTATATCCTATTATAAAACTATTATATTGTACATTATTAGGCCTTTGACAAGGAGTAATCACTTGTGTAGCAGTTCCAATTAAAACACAATCAGTAAGAATAATTTCACCAAATAACGGTGTACACTGATCAACTACAGCTACTGCTGTTCCCATTAATGGACCACATACCGGAACAAAAATAGTAGTAGTAGTGGTGGTAGTTGGTGTAGGTACTAAGGCGCCTGCAATAAAATCAAAATCATTACAACAAATTTGATTACCAGAATAGAAGAAATTATTTTCTGCTACATAATAGTTTGGTATATAGCTGTGAAAAGATATCCAACTATTAGTATTCAAATTATATGAAAGAGTAAAGCTCTGATTACAAAAGTATTCAGGGTCTGTTAAACTTATTACTAGTTTAGATGCTTTATTGTTCTCTACAGTATCTATATAAAACTCTTGTTTATAAGGATCAAATTTAATGTTTGATGATAATGGAACATAATCTAATTTAGTTATTAGTACGCGTTCAAATCTGTTGTCATATACACCATGAAGACCAGCACCGTTAAAATTATTATCTATGTTTATACCAGGAACTGTAATAATGTTTTCTCCTATTTTTACACTAGTTTCAGGAAAGTGCTTTAGTATTTTAAATGGTAAATGTTCTTTTAAAAATGAATTCATACCTGTTCCTACTTTAGATAATACATCTAACTTAGACCCCTGTAATAAGAAAATATGACCACGTTTAGCATCTACAGTAATTTGTCCTGATGGTATTTTTAATAAAAACTTATTCTGCGTACCCACAAACCCCAAATCAGTATCACTGAAGTCAATAGGAGGCGCCTCAGAAAATAACTTACTATTACCTATGTAAGCCGCCTGTGGATTACTTGTATCTATGGTAAGTAGTTTATTATACATTAAGGTTTTATTCTCAAACCTAGCAAGTACAGCTCTATCTTCTATACCATCAATAGAAGTAAAATTTCCATAGTTTTGTGGAAAATCAAAATAAGATACAGCTCTGTACACTAACCAATTGTTTGTTTTATTGTCAGCATCTCTGTTTTGTACATCAGAATAAATTGCTCTAAATGGAAACTGAGTATAACATAACTTTTCGCTCCAGTCTGGTGGAAGCGTAGTAAAATTATTCTCTTTATTTTGTTTAGAAAATGTGATATTATAGTAATACGTGTTATCCTGTAGAATAGTCACATTAGTCTCCTGCAACCAGTCATCAGGGATTCCTGCGCTAACGTGTGGCCAGAATTCACCTTCTTTATTATTGAAAGCTTGTCTAAGTTCTACATTGTAGGAGCTCTCACAATAAAAACTAGGAATACCATACGCGTACAAATAAAAGATACCATCATAGAATGTTCTATTAGGATTACTATCTGCAGGAAGTAATTCTCCTGGATTATCTGGGTCTGGTTGTAGTGATTGATCATTTTTACAGTCAAACTCATGTGCTTTGTAAGAAAAGAAATTAGTTAATGTTCCTGAATCAGGCAAAGATGCATTACTAAATATACTTCTAGAAGAATGCCAATACTTAGGGTAAGCAACATTACCTATTTCATCATAAAAAATATCTGAATCATCCGGCGCATTTACTCTGTCGTCAATAAAGAAAGGAAGTTTAGTCTTATATGCAAACTTATTAATAAAAGTATCTCCACCAAAAATTGTAGTACTAGATGCAGGATTGTTAAAAATAAACTGAGCACCAGTATCTATAAGAGAGTAAGAGTAAATCTGACCCCATTGATTATTGATTTCATTTTTAATAGAACCATAAAAAGAAGCTACAGTAATAGCCTCTTCTTTGCCTGGTGAGCTACAAAGTTCTCTACTACCTACAGTATATCTAGATTTATCTTCTATACCATTAGTAGACATATATGGTACATCTTTAGGAAACGGCAGGTCCTCCTTAGGAATAGTTACAAACTCATTAGCATAGGTGTTTACAGTTTTTAAATAAACAGAAGTTTCTCTGTTGTAATTATTAATAATACTGTCATCTCCTACAGATTGTACACCCGGGATAAGATATCTAGCTAATTCTAGATTTCTTTGTTTTATTCCTAGTCCATTAGGAATAGGTGTACTATAGTTATAACTAGCTATAGAATTAAATGAATACGCGTAATTTTTTCTAGTTATATTATTTACATAAATCTCCATATAAGATTGATATGCAGAAAAAATAGCTGGAGGATTAATAGGATCAGTTAATTCTCCTACTTTTACTGAACTTGCAAAAGCATCTTGTTGTGCCTCTAAAGTAAGTAATCTGTATTTAGCATTGTCTTTTACTTCTACAAAGTGTGCTTTACCTCGTCCAAACATTACACTTTCTAACTTTAAAATAGTACCTAAAAAAGGTTGCCCAAAAGATGTTTCAGGAGAATTAAATACTTGACGATACGTGTCCTGATTTTTAATAGGAGCTAATGGGGTTTCTTTACTACAAGGTCCTTTTTCTGGTGTAGGATTTTCTGGTTTAGGGTTTATGTACTCTATTACATTACCATCTATATCTATAGATACAGATTTTATGTATTCTTTTCGTATTCCACAAGCCCCACAATTATCTACACAAACAGGTATGTTTCCTGGATATACTTCAATTAAATTATACTCATAATCTCGCCAGCCTCTTAACCAAGTTGTTTTAGTTGTACCATCTGTGCCAGTATAACTAGCTCTCCATCCTTTACAAGTACCAATACCATTTTTAGGAGGATTAGAAGAAACCGCCCATATATCATAACTAGCAGTAGTTACAGTCCCTGTAGATGGTCCATCTATTTTAGGGAACCCAATAGAACATATTGTTTTTTGTACATTTTCTTCTGTTATTGGCGCTGCTTTTCCTTTTTTATTACTGTTGCAATCAATAATACTTATTTCAGCAGCACTGCCAACTAAATCAGTAATAGTTACATAATATGCGTTACACTCTTCCGTCCAAGCATTATTTACTGCATTTAAAAATGGGTCTGTGTTTAAGTCATTATATGGATAATTTGGAAAGAAAAAATCTTCATTTTCTCTTCTATATGTTCCTACATTTCTCAACATACCTTTAGCGATAATAGAACGATTAGTTCCTCTATTACCTCTAACTATTTTAAACCCTACTATTTCTTGTTTTTGGTCCTCAGTAAGTTCTGATGATGCAATTAAAGTAGTTACTTGTGAAATATCTATTTTAACTCCTATTGGAAATATTGCTGTATCTTCCATTACTAGATTACTAGCATTAGAAAATAAACTAGATTTATGAATAGGAGATATAGCTACATCTGGAAATTTATGATGTCTTATTTTTTTACCCGCTAGGTCACCCCATACATCCTGATTGCAAGGATACTCTTCTATAGACTCCCAATAAGCAAATTTACCATATTGATAAGGGCCCTTATATTTAGGGCTATCAGAATAATTAGGGTCTGTTCCTAAAACACCTCCTGTATTATATATTTTCCAATAAGGACTATACCCTACGCTTCCTTCATAATAGCTAGGTATTCCTATAAAATCAGGGTCTGTATCTGGAATAGGTAATAAACTTATTTCACTAGAAGTGAGTTCCCTGCCCGGGATATGAAAACCATCTGTTTGTCTACCGTTGCGTAACAAGAATACCATCTCAAAAGTATATACCTCATCTCTAAGGTAACTTCTAAAATTTACCGCGTTCTTTTCTTCTTTGTATCCTTCGTTAGCTGGCAACTGCCACGTTTCCCAAAGCAATGTAACTTTACTAGCAATTGATTGATAATTTATTCTATCTACAGTAGTTAAACCTTTCCACACTAAAACATCTTGTACTGTAGTAAGATCTTCAGCTATATCATAATAAGGAAACTTTTCAAAAATATCATTTATAGATAATGCTGTTAGTTCTTTATTTTGTCCTGTATAAGTTAATTGTTTAGAATAACCTGTAATAGAATATGTGCCCATTAAATCAACGGACAGTATATTATTTATAGTTTTTAATACTGCTATATTAAAATACTCAAATTGTCCAGTACCATCTAAATTATCTACGTTTACCACTATAGATTTACCTACAGGAGTATTAAAGTTTACAGATACAGTAAAAGGATCAAATATAGGACAAGGATTAGTAACTGAATAGTATGCTGTTAGTGGTAATCCTGCAGCATCAGCATATTGTATAGCAAATTGATATGTTCCGGTAATAATGTCTCCTCCAGATATTACATCTGCAATTGTCAAGCTTGGTATTGTAAAATTAGGTTGGATTTTAAGTTGATTACAATCTAACTCTTTGGAATAAATAGGATCACATAAAACAGTACCAGATATTAACTTATATGGCACATTATCAATGTCTAAATATCTTCTAGCAATATTGTCTGCCCAATATATTTCAGTTGTACAATTTGTGATTTTATGAACTACTTTATGAATAGGAAAATTAACACTGAACCCCAAACAAGGGTCAGAAACAATAGGTATGTATTTACAATCATTGTTCACCATATATCCTATTTGGCTATTACCAGTAATAGGGTTAGTCAAAAAGAAAATATGTTTGTATTGCTCATTAATGAAGTATCTACCTATAAGAAGATACCCTTCAGGAAAGTCTACACAAAAAACATTGCCTGGTTCGTTTTGATAATTAATTGAGTTAGCATCAAAGTTTTCTACTACAGCATTTAATGCATATGAAAGCTTGCCTTTTATAATTTGGGCAGCGCTACTATCCATATCTAACCCAAGTCTGGCTATATTATATTCTCTGATTATATTAGATAGACTTGAAGAAGATTCTTCAGGAGTACCACCTTGTTTTTCTTTGGCCATTATTACTGATTATTACGATTAAACAAACGTCTGTTATAGTTACCATAAATACCTTTCTGATATTTATCATTTCTATGCATATCTTTTTTAATTCGTGCCATCTTTTGATCTACAGTTTGTTTTTTAACTTCTATGTCAGCCATAATATAAGCCTCATCTGCTAGCTGTTTATACCACATCATTTTTTCCTGAAGCTGTTTAAAAGTCTCATCATTACATTGATTACTCAAAGTTTCAAATACTTTAAATTTAATAAAAGCTTCTACATATTCCCTAATTCTAAAATTATCAGGTATCAGTTGATCTCCGTTACAATCTACTTTTTCACTATAGAAAATAAGATGTACTACACCTTCTCTAAAATTAGTCACAAACTTATTATCTCTAATATCAAAGGAGTTTAATTGACTAGAACCCGGTGTCTGGCCATAGCTACTCCAGTTTTTATTGTAATCTACAGCACATTGTTTTTTAGCAGAAATATTACCTGGGCTTAAAAGATACACTTGTCTGTAGCTTCTGTTTATAGTGTGATTAGTTTTATACACAGCATCAGTAGCTCCCGGGATATGCGTATATGGTGGGATGCAAGATGTACAGGTAGGCACACTGCAACACCCTGAAATAGGATCAGGATTATTTTTACATAAATCAGGACCATAAATTACAGGAGATATTTGTACTATACAAGTACTAGATTGAGAGTAAAGGGAATTAGGTGTTTGATAAGGCCGCATTGCTACTTCTGCACACATCCACGCTTCTCGTACAGCATGAAAGTTATCAGGTAGTCTAGCCTCAAAGTCTTCTACAAATAACGGGACCTCATCTATTTGTAAAGTAGTTCTACTTAATTTTTGTAAACACTTACCTAAATAAGTTGGAAACAAAAGGTCATCTACAGCACCTGTATCAAAGTAGCTTTTTAGTTCTTCCTTTACTATTGCATATACAGGAGCAGGAGAAACGAAATTGTATTTATAGTAGTACGACATAGCTTTATTTATAGAAGTGTAAAACATATTTATCTGCTATAAACATGTCGTAAGCGACACTCTTTTCTTACTTACGTTTTGAAAATTAAACCCCAGTTTTTATATAAATTCATATACTTTGTATCCGTTTTTAAATAATGAGCAAGTAACCTAGATGTAACTCTAGTTGGTTTAAAATGCCATAGTTGAGTATGTGTAATACTTGTTCTAGGTCTAAACCATTTCCATCCAAAAAAGAATCCCTCAGTATGAAAGTTAAAATTAAATATTTTTTTACCTTTTTCTTTTGTTTTTACCCAATCGACAGGTAAGTTAATGTGTTCATTATTTGGTCCTGCAAATTGTTGTCTTTTCTTTTTTTCTATAGAAAAGGAACCTAGCCCCTCAGGTAATTTTATTCTGCTGCCTGTTTCTAATATAGAAAACTTAAATTCTTCATTATACGCATATATAATTTTTCGCCAGTCTTCTATACTAACCGTTATATGAGGGTAGTTTTTACAAAACTCTTTATAATTTTTAGTTCTAGCTGAACTCCAATCTACTGCACTTCTCGACATACTATTTTAAATTAGGTGTATTGGGTGCTTGTCCATCAAGTCCATCAGCAGCTATATCTGTTTTAATAGAAAAATAAGTAGAAAGCAATTTTTGTGATGTAAGCTCTAATACTTGTTTTCTTAAATATTCAGGAAGTGGAAATGGTTTATCCATAGGATTCATACATAATTCGTCTAAAGGTACCTCATCACCACAACAGCTTTCAGGAAACATTATTTCATTAGGAATATCATCAGGAAAATAAGCAACAAATCGTACTGCTACTATATCTGGATTGGTTACAAATAAGTAACCATTAGATACCATAAAATACGTGTCTTTTTTTACGTGGGCCAGTGCTAATAAATTAATATACCGGTTAACTGTAATCTCTTTAAGTTTAGTCCCCTTTCCACCTAATGCATTAATCGAATACACACCTTGAATAACATATTGGTAATTACCCTCAGCGACAGCAGGAAGTTTAAATTTAGAGCGTGCAATGGTACAATCATCAACATACCCACCACACTCTGAAATAGGAACTTCTATCATTTCCATACAAGGTATTGTAGAAAAAATAGAGTCTGTTGCCCATAATTTTCTGAGATTAGTCTCTCTCTTTATTAAAAGAGAAGAGTTATTTCTAATCTCAGAAAGTATAGCGCGGTCTGTAATAGAAGCATCTGTACTAATAAGCTTATGCATACTTCTCACATCAGATACTAATTGTCTTCCAGTTGCCATGTTATTATTTTTAAATTAAAGTAAAGATAAATAAATGCATATTACTAACCAAATTAAACATTTAGCAATTAAAAACTGCCATTATAACACCATCATTACCAATTTGGTAAGAAGACCCATCTGCCCCCCATTGATACCATAATTCTCCTCCTACAATTTCAGTAGTAAGTGTATTATCTGTGTATACAGTGTGACCAAAATCTAATGGATACAAATCAGAAAATATGCTATAAGTAAATGGGCCAGTATCTGCACAAGCTAGCCCGGAAGAAGCCAGACCAGGAGTAGACATACCAAACTCATAAAAAGATGGTGTAGCTGTAGTAGTAGTCGTAGTAGTACCAGCAGTAGTTGTTGTAGTTGTAGTGGGCACCACTACCCCTACATCTATGCTATTTACACAGACTCCTGCAGATTTAATTCTAATGGTAGTTGTACCATCAGGAACTGCTGTAGAAGAATAGCCCCCTAATAAAGTAGCTTTACTTATACCGGTTGCAAAAGGCAGAGTATACCCATCTGTATTACTGAATAAACTAAATGGCCCTGTATCTGTTCCTGCCGCTGTTAATGTTATTAATACTGTCATGATTTATTTTATTATCGTTATTAGATTATTTAAGGGGCACATGGTCCCATATTTTCAAAAACCTCTGAAGTACCTTCATCTATTATACTAATAGCACAGAAACTAACTTCATCATACCCAGAAGCACCAGGTCCATTATAGTGAGCAATTTGCTCTACACCGTCACAATCTAAATAAGTTATGTAAGCATCGTTATTTCCACCTGCTGTATAAAGATTACACAATACTTCTTGTACTTCAGCAGTACCTGTCATAGTACAATCTAAAGGAGCTACTGTAGTAGTTGTTGTTGTTGTTCCTAAAGTTGTAGTAGTTGTAGTGGTTGGAGCAACAGTAGTTGTAGTAGTTGTAGTATCTGGAAGAAAAGTAAATAATAAACTCATACACCCTCCCGCTATTTGAGCAAATAAATTATTACCAATAATTATAGGAGTATTATAATAGTCTAAAGACTCTTCAGAATACAATACAGTACCATCTGCATTTAATATTATAAACCCTGAATAACATGATGTTCCATTATATTCTTCAAAGTACCCTACTACAAATAATTTATTTCCCCAAACTGTATCTATTGAGTAAGCCTGTCCGTCAAAGCCTGTACCAGGATTAAATGAAGGATCTAAATTTCCAAATTTATCTAATTTTGCTATATAAGCAATTGGGGTTCCTTTATATGAAGTGAAATACCCTACACAATAAAAGGAATCTTCTCCTGCTATTCTTGACATGTATACGGGTTGATAATTACCATTAGGTGCAAATCCTACACCTACTACAAAAGATTCATCTACACTTCCATCAGATAATAATTTCACTAAGCCATCTCTATACACACCTTTATAACTATTAAAATAACCAGTTATGTACATAGAATTATCAGAGTTAATTAATAGTCCTGTAGTAGTGTTGTCAAACCCACTACCATAAACAAACGTATTGTCCACGCTACCATCTGGGTTTAATCTAATAATTGAATTAGATGAGGTCCCATTATATTGAGTCCATAAACCTGTTACTACAATTCTATTTAAACTATCTGTTTCTATTGTTTGTGTATATGGAGTAGCTGTGCCGGTAAAGCCTGTACCAATAATAAATGTATTGTCTCTACTACCATCCGTGTTTAGTCTAATAATACGATTAGCATTCACACCCTGGTATTCAGTAAATGTACCACTAACTATTATTTTACCATCATACTGTTCAATAATAGAAGAACCAGTATATACAACTTCATTAAATCCTACACCTACATTAAAACTATTATCTATTGTTAAATCTATATTTAATTTAATTAAAAGTTGAGATGTAGTAGGTACTCCAGTTTCTTCATACCCAGAAAATGCCCCATAAATATACGCACTATTAGTAGCATAAATACCATCTAATAAATAAGCATCATCAGTAGGTAAAAATCTATAACACTCTATAAGAGGAACTACTAAATCTATATAATTATTACATACCTCATTTAAAGATTTAACTCTAATAATAGTGGTACCATTAGGAATTTGATCTGTAGGATAACCAGCCAATAAAGAACTTTGAGAAATGTTGCTTAAAAAAGGAACAGTAAACCCATCTACATTAGAATAAATGTAAAATGGGCCTGTTGCAGCTCCTGTAGTAGTTAGTTTTATAATACCATTTATCATACTATTCTATATCTCCTAAAGTTGTTGTTGTTGATGTTGTAGGTGCTGCAGTAGTAGTAGTAGTAGTAGTCGCTAAATTTACACCAGTTATACTAAATATAGCTTGATCTATTTTCTGAAGTGCTACAATTATAGAGTCATTAGTCAATATACCCGTCCCAGGTAAGTTAGGTCCACAGTATTTGTCTTCTGAACATTTTAATGTGTCAGGACACCCTGAACATAAATTTATATAAGGTGGTAGTGCCATCTTTTTAAAATTAAGGGTTAGGTATATACATTATGTAATAACAAGCTAATACTGGATGTACGTTAGCGTGAGATTCATTATTTCCACTAGGAGCATTAGTTACTGTTATTCCTGTTGCAGACTCTGTAGTGGCCACATATGATGGTGAAGTATTTTGTGGAAAAGAATCACAATCTCCATCACAATTTACTCTATTTGCTTGATAACCATGATCTACTGAAGTATGTGAATGTTTAGGATCATTTACTGTAGCTATGTGTGTATGACTAGGCATTTGTCCACCAGTTAAAGTCACTCTGTTGCTTCCTCCTGGAGATAGAATAGTATAGTTTGGGTTGTTGGGATTAACTGGGTCTACTACTGGACTATACGCACCACCACCCATTCCTGTAACTACACCAATAGGAGACCGGCCCCTTTTATCTGGAGTATTATTTTGTCCATTACATAAATAGATTTGTTCCCAATCTCCTATACCTTGGCCGGAATTATTAAAATTAGATAATGAACCATAATATTCTACTGCAGTATTAGGAACCATTCTATTTCTAATAGCTGTAGAAGTAGGAGAATCTGCTATGTAATCAGCTATATAATCATCTATTTCACTTTTCTTTACATAATTAGTAGATACATCTAAAGCTAATGCAGTTAATGCAGTACTAGTTGAACACAACTTAGTAATTACAGCTTGTACTATAGCATGTGTACCACTAGAAGCAGTAACCCCAGATAGGCAGCTTATAGTATAACTAGCCTCAATAGTATCAAGCCTTCCTTTATTGGCAGTAACCTGTGTTTGTAAACTACAAGCAGATTTAATAAGAGCTGTAACATAATCAATTATAGTTATAGGGCCAGACGAGGGTAAATATCCTGTCACTAAAGCACATAAAGCACTGTTAGATACAGTAAATACAATCCCAGTACCATCTAAAGCTTTTTTAAGATAAGTAATTAAAGATAGTTCTATTGAAGCTAAACTATCTCCAGTTTCTATACCTAACTCAGGATAATTTTCTCCTGTATATTTTACACATTTATCAGAGGTTGTTTCTACACAACCATTGAAACAATTATCACATGCCATAATATTTTTTATTTTAAGTTGTTGTTGTTGTTGATGTTGTTGGTGCTATAGTAGTAGTAGTCGTTGTTATTTCAAAAATAGATTCTTTCTTTACACAATCACACTTCGCTCCAGCTACTAATGTTTTTACTCTGCCTGCTATTTGATACAATGAATACTGATTAGCATACATAGGATTAAAATATCTGTAAAGTAAAATTCTTCTATAATTTAAAAGAGCAAACACAGTGTCTGCAGAACAATCAGTATTCATACCATAAATAATTTTATTGTATGCACAACTAGCTAGATTTGCTATTTTGCAATCTATTTGTTCTTGTAGAGCTAGAATGTCTACACACTCTACACAATCCGTTAACCTAGGAGTTATCATCATTTTTTCTCAGCATTTTGTTTAGCTAAACAAGTAGCACATAATCCATTTTTTAGTTGACAGCTACACCCTACTGATGTACCACATCCTGCACAATTAGCCATATCTTATAATTTAATGTCCACATCCACATCCACTAGATACAAATCTATCTAGTAAAGAACTTGCTTTAACATATAGTTTTTCAGATTCTGTTATTGCACAATTATTGGCAGCAGAAATAGAACCCTGAATTAAAAAATAAATAGTACTAAGCTCTACTTTAGCCTGTTCTTTAATTTTTTGATCACACTCCATCAAATCTAAACGCATAAATGCTGTATCATATTTTTCTTGTATAGCATCTATTCTCATAAAAGACTTATCTACATAAGTAGTAAGACTAGGGCTAACACTATATCTCATCTGATACACACCATCAGGTAAAGGATAGTCTACGCCCTCAGGGGAAATACCTAGTTTAAATGAATTAAACAAGTTATAATCTTCTACTATGAAAGGTATCTCCACAGAATTAAATCCAGGAGGAGTTATTTTAATAGATGGAGTCACAACGTTAGGTGGATCTGTAGGATAAACAGAAGCATCTACTATTGCTAATGTCGTAACATTATACGTCTGGAGTACGAATATATCTAATTTTAGTGTAGCCATGTTTTTTTTATAAAAAAATACCAGAGGATAGGAGTTATCCTCTTTCCCCTGGTATTAGGTTAAATGTATTTGGTTTAGATTATATTCTTAGCATGCATTATCTGCTGTAACAGCACCTAAAGCAGTCTCTAGAATAGTTTCAAAAGCAGCAGAAGCAGCTTGTGGAACAGCCAAAATCACCGTACTATCCTCAGGAATAAAATCTCCCCATACTTGAGCAGATTTATCAATTTCATTGAACCTGATATAAAACGTATCATAAGTAGTTCCAGGAGTAACCCAAGACTCAAAGTTTTGGTTATATCCAGCCATTCTGTAAAGAGATTTCAAATACCCAGCTTGATAGCTATAGTAATTTTTCTCTAGTTGTGCAATTTCTTGAGAAGTACCTGTAATATAATTAGATTCTTGAGTGACATTTACATCAGCCACTAAATCACAATTATCGTATACAATAAAGTCAGCAGTAGTTTCAGGCCCTTTGTAAACAAAAGTATTGAAACGAAGTCTGTCATACTCAAAAGGGAATGCAGCTATATCACAAGGTACACCATATTGTGTTAATGGTTTTCCTGTAATAACTAATTTTTGAGCAGCGCCAACACCAGAAGTACTAAATGTATAGAAATCTGAAAAAGTAATGTTATCAGGATTAGTTCCTGGAGCACTATAATTAAATTTCTCGATAATTTGTGCAATTAATGCAGGCACATCTACGTCAGTACAAGGATCATCACCACAATCACAGCATGGTGCTGAAACGGTTACAGATTTAGTCCAACCATTGAAATACAAAGTATTCAAATAGCTAGAGAATCCTCTAAGGGTTACGGTTACATCTTCACCACATTGTACGGTAAAGTTATCTATTTCAGTGATTTGGTTTGTAGGAGATGAACATCCTACAACTTTTCGCCAATCTGTTACATTCTTTACTGCCCCTGTGTTATTCACACCGGCAATTTTATCAGAACGTTTTGTCCCCTGCAGATAAGTATTCTGTCTACCTTGTGCGATGTAGAAGTATGGTGACGTATTTGGCGTCGCTGTAGCTACATAAGCATTAGAATAGATTCCAACCTGTCCAGCAAGTAAATTTTGAGTAGAGCCTGCCACGATTGGAACTTGGCCTACTGGAACTACCACTACTGTTGTTAATGAAAAATCCATGTTGTTTATATTTAAAGGTTAAAATTATTCGTTTGTTTGTATTCTAAATTGTGCGCTCTGCACTGCAGCAGCATTTTCTGTGTACATTGCTAAATTTTGAACAGTTAAATCTAAAAGTTCATCTTCTAGGTAATTTGCTAACTCACAATCTTCGTTTGTTGACTCCAACCCGTCTAGCATTATATAGCCTTCTTTGTTTATATACTTAGGGTATCTAATATACATTAAGCATAATTCTGTAGGAGTAAACGTTCCGTCAGTAAAGGTAGTTAAAAAATCTGTAGAAATAAAGTTAAATGTTTCTTGATATTCAAAAGATGGTTTGTAATTATTGTTGTTTAACAAAAATTGAATATCACCATGTTTTGCTAACTCAATATTAGCCCATATAATTTTATTTTTGCATCTACCTTTATCAGCTAAAACATAACTATCCACATAGAACATATATGGCGGAGTAATCTTAGTGATGTCAGCTTGCCACTGATTTATGTCTTTGTTAGTTTCTTTTAAGGGTAAACGATGATCTTCATAATCCTCAATGAGAATTTGTAAATCATCGTACCTTTTCTTAAAAGAGTCTCTGCCAAGACCATTAGCGGTTGCCCCGTCTAATTTTTGCTTTATTAACTTTATCTGAGCTTCATTAAGAGCTAAGATTTTATCTTCTAACTGAATCCTTTGATGTGAATTAGAAGATAGTTTATTAAGCCTTTGATCTATTTTGTATAATAAACTATCTACTGATATCATGTTGATTGATTTAAACGGCCATTAATTTTCTTGATTTAAGCTTTTGTTCTAAAACTAAAAGATCTTCTTGGTTGTCTTCTTTTACTAAGAACTCAACTAGGTCATCCTCTGTTTTAGCTACTTCATACTCTCCTTCATAAATAGAACCGGATGGTTTTACTCTATAAACTGAATGAGAAATTGCTTGTTTTACTAAATCTTTTATATGCAATAAACTTTCCTTCATGTCTGCAAATCTTGAGAAAACTTCTATTGTAGAAAGCCCAATAAATTTACCAGAAGTAAACTCTTCTTGTTTAAGAACAGTGTCTACTAAATTGTAAACAACGTCTTCTTTAGTATCATCTGCAACAGCTAATCCTAATAAACGAGCTACTTTCTTCTTTTTATCAGGAGTCATCTGGTCAAACTTAATAATAGCTGAGTTGATGATTTTCTTTTTATTATAAAGGATAGCTTGTTCTAATTCTGCATCTGCTACATAGAACTGAGTATCTGCAGGGTATTCACCTCTCTCCCAAGCTTGATAGCTGGAAGCAATTGTAGGGTGTACTCTGAGCCAGGAAAAAGCAATTTCTTGATATACATTACTCAAATCAAAGTGATTATCACCGTCCTGTAGTTTTACAGGTTGTACGTGTGTTGTATCATTGATAGATTTAGATAAACCATAATTCCAATATGGTGCCCGTGGGCCTAAATCGATATCCCCTAGTTCTTCTTTGATTCTTTTCAAAGTATTAGTGATTCTTTCAATCTCTAATTTCTTTTCTGTGGGGTCTAAAATTCTATTTATATATGCAGCCTTAGGGTCTAACCCTGTTCTGTATTTACCATCTAGCTCTTTATAAGGATATTTGAATACCCCTGTACCAGGAACTCTAGTCATTCCATTTCTAGCTAACTCACTTTGCATAGTTTGCAACCCAGATTTACTATAATCTCTTTTTATGACAGAGATTTTTCCTATCTTACTCATTTCTATATGTAGTTAAAATTAGTTAAGCACCCCTATCAAAAGGCAGGCTCTGTGGCCAGTACTTAAAAAATCCTCTTCCTAATACCGGAAGAGGATTAGTTTATTATTAGAACTGAGGAATTTCCTCAATCAATACAGTTCTTGACAAATCTTCAATGAAAACATCGCATCTGTCTTTCATCCAGATTTCATACCCTGGGAATTTATTAGCAGAACTCATACCTTGAGACTTAGCAAAACCTAAGTGGTGACGAGTACCATCAATATAACCCCAAGTCATAGAAGGAGCACCTTGTAAACGTACCTCTCTAATGTTGTTGATCAGAGAACCATCTCCTGTAGGAGACACATCAAACACCATAAATACAGGTGTAGATTTTTTGTTTTGACCAAACTCTAGATTAGTTTGTGGTAAATCCAACTCTTTCAAGTGAATAAGCTCTACACGACCAGTTTCACGAGTAACCATTGCATCAAATGCAAAGTTATAAGTGATATGCTGTCCTTCTCCTTGCATAAATCTGTTTCCAGAATCTGCCATAAAAGTAAGACCACTATTCAATGCATCATCTTTTAAAGCTTGTTGGAATACATCGAATCCAGCTTCATTGGTGTACATTTTAACGCGTCTGTCTTTCACATCTACTCTTCTGTAGAATAAATCTCCAAATACAGAACGAATCAAATTAGCAGAAAACTCTCCTCTGTTATAAGGAACTAAGTTTCCGTTATTACGCATTCTGTGATATACACCAGCAGAAGTACGTTTAACTTCTTGTTTAGACCCTGCAGATTTCACTGTTCCAGGTTTAGCCCAAATCATACGTTTCACTTTAAGTTCAAGCATAGATTTACGCATCCAAAACTCAATAAATGGCTCCCATTTAACATCATTACGAGTTAATGGTAATTGATTGTTACGCTGTGGAGCATACACTAAGATATCTAATGCTTTACCAGTAACAGTATCTTTTAACATTCTATCATCAGCCCATTCTGTGATTTTGTGCTCATATCCATATGCAGAACCTAAAGACTCAAACATAGAGATTTTTTCACCTAATTTAGGAAGACCTAATAAGTCTTGATCAAATTCACCAATAGCAGCATCCACTAATTCACATTCTACCCCAACCTGTAAGAAAGTAGGAGAAACAAAATCAATCATTGGATTTTCTGAAACAAGTGTGAAAGTGTACAAACTACCTGTATTATAAGGAACAGGGTCTTTGGTTACATACAATCTAGGCCCGTACTGACGAGTACCTAAAGAGATAATAGCATGTTTTGAGAATTCATTAGAATCTAAAACTAGATTAAATTCTTGTCCATCAATACCTGTTTTAGATGCACCAATTAACGCCGCAGTTGATACAGGAATGTCGATGATTTTAGGAAATTTGTAAGGAACTTGAATGTCCCATTTCCAAGCATCACTGTTGTTGTTAATGTAAAACGGTGTTGCTTTATTGATCATATCAAGAAAGTCATTGCTATACAGAGAAGACTGTGTATATAAGCTGATGATTTTCTTATCATAATCTGCTGGTTCAGTATTATGAAAGGATTCTAAGTGATTAGAATCTGTTAATTTTCCTACTGCCCGTTTGTCCATCGAAGCCACCCTAGCGTAGGTAAAACCAGTTAATCCAGGAATTGTTTGAATTGCCATTGTTTATCTATTTTTAAATTAATTATTTAAACCAGCGTGATGCTGCTTCTTTTTGTTCTTGTTGTGTTTTAGGTTGTGAACCCTGTCTCACGACTTCTGTAAAAAGAGTGTTAACTGTTTTAGTTACACCAGTTTTTTGTATAGTAGATAACGTTGGATCTTTTTCAAGTAGCTTAATCAATAAACCAATTTTGACTTTCATCTCATGGTTTTCAGGTCGCTTCAATTCTAAGATAGTTTTATCAAAATCCGTAAGAGTTTCCCCTGTAGGTGTTTTGTATTTATCAACTAATAAGAAGTCATGTAGTTCATTTGCTAATTTTGGATTTAGTGGAATACCATCAAATGATTTTACTTTTAGTTTTTCACTAAGTACCGTTTGAACATTATTAATATATTCATTACGTATGGCTGCTTTTAGTTGAATGTCTTTTTGGGCAGTTGCTGCTATTTTTTCTAAATTAGCGGCCTGCTTTTTTACAAGAACTTTATGGTTTCTTTCTGCTACAGTTTGTAGGTCACCATAATTAGATAACCTTTCAATCTCAGCATCTATATCTTCTTGCTCAAATCCTTGCTCTTTTAAAGAATGTTGCAGAACTAATTTTTGATTTCCTTCTACAGTTAAATCTAGTGTAGAAAAATCTTCTACAGCAGTTAAAGCTTGGAAGTAATTTCTAGGATCTGCTCCATTTACAAAAATTGCTTGAAATGCATTTTGATAATCTTCACCAAATTGTCCTATAAAATTGTTTACCATCTCAATAGAACCCTTCTGTTTTTCAGAATTAAATCTTTCTAAGAAATCTTCTGGTGTTTCTATAGGAGTTTCTTGTGTACCTTCTTCAGTAGTAAATACTCCTAATGAAAGTAAGTCTCTCGCTAATGCAGTAAACTGTGAAGGAGCTGCTGGAGGAGCTGCTGGAGGAGATGCTGACTCATCAGTAGTAGGAACGACAGGTTCAATAAGTTCAGGATTATCATCATCATCATTAGTTCCTAAGAAATCTCTAATTGATTTAGTGTTATCTATAGGAGCAGGAGGAGTAGGATCATCATCTGCTTTTGGTGCTACATTTTTTTTGTTAGCAGCGGGTGCAGCAGGCGCGGGTGGTGCAGGAGGAATAACTTCTTCAATTATTGGAGTTAAGTCATCTGGATTACCTGTTCCAGTTTCAGGAGAAAGCAAGTCATTTATTAATTGTTGACTGCCGGCTCCCATACTCATAGTATCTTGAATGCTGAAATTATCTATTCCAGTCATTTCTGTATTATCAGCCATATGTAGTTATTTTAATATTGTTAGTGTAAATGTAAGTATAGATTATATAATTACAAAATTTTTATATTCGTATTTAAAAAATAGTTAGCATTTTATAGCATTACTATTATTTTTTGTTAGTACCTCTACCTTTGGCATTCTGTTTAGCTATAGCTAAATCATTAGCTTGGTTATCTCTAGCCACTTGTAATTCCTCACGTTTAACAGCTAATGCTGCTCTTTCTAAGCTGGCTTCAGATTGAATCTTGGCCATAGATGCAGTAAAATCATTATTAGCTTTTTCTCGTGAGTTCATTAAGTTAGTTACTTCTAATGAATCTGCTATACCAGAATTATCTATATCAGCAGTAGCATTTTCATTTCTACTTAATGCATTTATAGCAGCTACTTCTTTCTTATTAATTCTATCTAGCTCATTTTGATAATTTTGATTAGCCTCGTTTGCAGCTCTAGCAGCTTCTGCTTGCTGTAAGCCTAACTCATATTGTTTTTGAGCTTGTTCTAACTCTTGTTGTTTTTGTTGATTTTGAATAGCCATTTGTTCCTCTTGTTTATCTTTGAGGTCTTTAAATGTTTTCTTAATCTCACGTAAACTCTTAGTAGAGTAAAGTTCTATAATATCATAAAGCGAACCACCATTTTGTAGTATAGCTTGAGAAAGTGCTCTCATCTCTGTAAACATTACATTATCCTCAGGTCTATTAGTAGGGAATACCCAAAGGTCTTTAAGTCTAAGGTCAGACCCGTTAACTTTCACAAAAGCGCTTTGTCCTTCAGATGTGATATAAGATAACGTGGTTTCTTCTTTCGAGCTCTCTATGTATAATGAAGCATCTATGATAGCTTGGTACAGTTGCCCCATTACATATTCATGAGCTATAAAGAGTGGCTCAGTTTGAGAGTAAGATTGTTGCATTGCTGTATTGGTCCCTGTAGCAGTCTCGCTCGCAGACACAGAACCCATACGTTGCTTAGACATACCTACTAGTTCCCAGCATTCTAGTTTCATCTGTTGGGCTAAGGTATATCTGGACTGTATCTCTTGGGTTCTAGTTAAATCTAATGAAGTAAACTGATTAAATGAGCTTGGTGATTTTAAATTTTCTGGGCTATCATCTACAAAGACGACGCCTCTAGCCCTAGCCTCAGCTTCCCAAATATCTAGTGCGTCTTGGGGATCTCCATCTTTAGGAATAGGTATGTGTCTAATAGACATTAGCTGAACTTTACCTACTTCTTTTTCTAAAAGTTTGTACAATTGATTCATACAAATATTGTAGATAACTTGAAAAGGTTTCATTAAATCTACTAAACTTCTAGACTGTGTATTTTTGATTTCAAAACATGTACCTATAATAGGATTATAAGATAACAATTTAAAAGGTTTCATGTGATAGATATCTGGCCCAATTTTCTTTCCTTGATACATTTGATTAATCCATCCCCACTCTAATGAAATTTCTGTAGGTATAGTTTTAGCTACATACTTTTCATCTACTAGCATAGACTGCTCATTACCCATCTCATCTAAGAACACTACTTTACCTACTTTACGCTTAGAAGTCCAATAAGAAGTAACTACTACATACTTGTATCCAAAGGAGCTAACGTTGTTCGTAAGACCTAAGAAGTCTTGTAACCCATCGTTATTTTCTTTCATCTCAGACTCTATCATCATTCTAGTCTGAAGAACTAATGGATCAAAAGTATCATACGTAATAGTATCTATACCCTCGCCGGCGGCAGGGTTCCCTAAATTAGATTCTCTTACATTAATTAAACCATAATCTTGAAGAGAAGACCTAAGGTGATCTATTTCTTCTTTACTAAGGTCAGGACAAGATTCTATGATTTCTGATAACTCTAGTACTTGCACGGTGCCAGTGGCGTATGCCCCTCTATTTCTGCCGGTAACATCTGTAGTATATTTTCTGTCTGGTGTAGTAAGGACCCAAACATTTTTAGGATTGGCTACTTCTATATTAAAGCCTAGTTTAGAATTATCTTCATAAATATGAAAGTACTCTTTATTACTTATGAGCAAGTCCCTAAAAGTATCTTCACTCATTTCTTTTATATTAAAATAAGCTTTTACAGCGTTGAGTGTATGGTTTCCCCATTTTTCAGCAATAGATGTATAAGAATCTAACTCTTCTTGGACTTGCTCCATTGTTTTTTGTTGGAGTGTTTCCTCATCTATTTCTTCCCCATTAATTTGTACTTTTTTTAATATTTTTTCTTTAGCCTTTGCTAAAATAAACTCATTTAAAGTTTCTGTTTTAAATTCTAGTTCTTCTGATCTAGAATTATCATCGAAAGCTTTTACTTTATAACCATCTGGCCTTTTAGATATTTCCCCAACGAGTTCATTAACAGGAGTAGTCATAATAGAATACTGTTGTACGTATGCTGGTAACTCCTGAGGAGCTGTAAGCATATCCGTAAAACTTTTGACTTCATCCGGTTGTTGATAAAAGTCGTCTAAAGTTAAAATACCTTTTAGAATATCATAGTTTCTAACGAAGGTATTTTTATTTTGTACATACTCAGAGTACGCTTTATTGGAAAAGTAATCCATCGTATTTTTGATGTAACTATCTTCTTGTTTTTCTTTTTCAGTTTTAAACTGATCTGGAAAAATATTCAAATAAGCATAGCGTATGTTTTCGTCTTTGGTATATCGTATAATTGCCATTATCTAAATAATTTTAATTTTGGTTTATTACTAGTAAAAATACTTTGGTCTGGTATAAATAATTTGTTAGCATTCTTGCCTGAATATAAAGCAGAAATTCTAGGATCAGCTTTTCCACCTATCTTTCCCATAACAGTTCCTAGTTTCATAGCTAGCCCTATTGCTAATTCTGCTGCTATAATTCTGTCAAAGTTACCAATACTTTCGTTATATTGTATCATTTCTTCTAATAAAACTGGATCTAAAATTTTAGACATCCCTTTTACAGATTTAATAACATCACCATCTTCATTTTTTTCTTCTATTATAAGCTCTTCGCTATATGTTTTTAAACACCCGTGAAGAAAATCTCTTATTTTATCACTACTTCTATGTATTCCATAATCCCTATTAACTGTTGTATTTGGAACTATTTCTTTTAACCAGGCTGGTTGTTTTTCTAAATAATGTGCATCTCCCTTAGAAATCATGTAGTCTATAAAAGACATCTCATCATTTTCGCACAAGGTCCTAGCATTATAATATTTAATAAGCATTCTGGCTTGTTCTTCCCAGGTCTCTTTCTTGTCTGGTCTAGCACAGTAGCTAGCTACGAACATATCTTGATATTTTTCTCCTGAGATTTCATGCATCCTTTTATAGATGTACACACTACCTAAGGAATCTGAATACGCCGCTTTACCTTGTCTATAAGGGTCAACTCCTGCAATATATAATCCATACGGAGGATTGCTCATAGGAAATTCATATATTACTACGGGTGCCTCCTTCAGATCACTTCCTTTCAGTGGGAAGTTTGATATAGGCAGCTTATCTGTGAACTCATGTTTGACGCCATCACCATCATCAAATAAAATTACAGGTGTACCTGTTTTACCTAGCTGTAATAACTTGGCCTTTTGTCTTTGGGCAGCTTCTATATCGAAAATGTTAGTATCCTCATTTAAAAAGATATCATTTACTACCTTAGGAAAGTACATCTTTTCTTTTAACCAGGCAACTCTATCCCCGGCTTTCTTCTTCTTCTCTATGTTATCATCAGTAATCTTATCTGCTAACTCAGCATTGCTCACTAACATCTTTACATTATGTAAGTCACTATCTTTAGGAGAATCTAAAAACGCCCCTAATGTAGAGTCTTCTTTAGCTTCCATTCTGTACTTGTTACTAATAAATAATCCATGTACAGTTTTAGTATCATCAGAACTCTTATAAGATAAGAAGTTAAAATTATCTACATCGAACATTAATGATTTAGCATCCATGAACATCTTCATATCCCCACCAGTCCCTGTAAGTATAGGAGAACACCCCCACCCATATGGTGTAGTAAATCCGGGAGTCGCAGCTTGTAATCCTCTTAGAAAAGAACCTTTACCTATCTCATCTATAATAAGTTTTCTAGGTTTAGTACCAGCGATAGCTTCTTCATTAGCTCCACCATCTAAGTTTCTTATTAAGATCTGAGAGAAAGGTATTCTCTCACCTGCTTTAGTTTTTATCCCCAGGGTAACCTGTTGTTTCCAATTATCCTCTACTCTTTGCCATCTCCAGGCTTTAGGCAAGAAGTTTAGTCCCTTGTCTATTTTATCCGTAATCAACTTAATATCTGGCGCATTCAAACCGGCTATAATATTCTGAGAGTTCTCATCGAAAGTTGCTCCCCATCCTATATAACTAGCCTCGAGCACAGACTTAGCAAAACGCCTAATCCCTAAAATAACTAGGCCCTTCTTCTCGAAATGGGCCCTATCTATTTCATTAGTCACTAACCACTCATTATCCCTCAGGTAAGGATTAGCATATTTTTGTCCAATAATTCCTCGCCCATCTATAATATCTACTTCAGTATTCCAGAAGTTTAAATGCCAATATAAAAATGGATTGATATATTGCCCATCCATCATAAACCCTTCTAATGCTAGCTGTTTATGAAAATTAAAGAAAGACTTATATTCATCAGATAGTGGATCAGGAACCCGTCCACTATTAATGTACCATTCTTTATACGTGATATTTTGTAAACCGTCTAAATTCATTATTTACTGTTTCTACTATTTAAAAACTCTGCAGCCTGGTCACCTAAGACCTCATCTCCTCTCACCGCTACTTTTTTACTCTCATCTGCAGTCCGCATAGCATCTACAGTTCTCACTATCTCTGCATAATCTTTCAGAGCTTGGGTGAGATCTTTTCTTTGGGTTTCTTTAGTAGCTACTATCTTGTAAGACACTACCTCTTCCCCATTTTTATTCATAGTACTAGAAGCTACTATACTCCTATCTTCTAGAGAAGAATAAGGTGTAGCAGCTATGTATTCTTTAAGCTCCTTTAATTTCTTATCTAGGAACTTTAATTCATACTCTATCATTAACTTTTTAGGTGGTGGTGCCATAGTATTATACGTGCTTTAGTAACTCCTCTAGATACTCCTGAGTGAGTGGGGTTTTTGAATTCTTATCTTTTTTGCTGGCCTTTTTACTTTTAGTAACTATAATCTGGTCTCCTTTGTTCCCTTTTATAATCTCTAAATCTGCATATTTAATCCGTTTCTTTTCATATTTAATTAAAATATCAATTAAATCAGATACGGGAATTGATCGTGCTGTCATATCTTTAAGTATTAGGGGTTTCTATAGCTTCCCACAATGGTGGGTCTAGTGGGCATTGGCAGGATAAACATTTAGTTTTAGCTGCTAGAGTACATCCACAATTAGTGCAATGGTCATCTGGTCTAAATGTATTATGAAATCTAGAATGATTAGGACAGTTCATACATATAATATTCCTCTCAGTACTAACTACCTTAATAATCTCTTCTAGATGTTCTGGTGGAAACAAATTATTCCTCCACCCTTCTGCTATTTCTTTTAGTTTGAAAGACATCTTTTTTGTGTATTAAATCATTAACATATTTTTGTAACGTATCTCTTTTTTCAATGGTCAACTCTTTAGAATGCCACGAAGGTCCTACTGACTGTATGAAATCATCATACCTAACAATCTTAGCTTGATAAATAGGAAGTAACCTATCTATCCTCACTTCCCTAAGTGTAAACCTCCCAAAGCCGGCTATCTCTATAGAAGTCTCAGTTTTAAAAGCCTTAACTGCGGTCTTAAATTGATTATCTACTACCGCCCTAATCACATTCATAGGTAAGTTTAGGTCCCGTTGAAGCTTTTCTAGAATTTCTAATCTTACATCTAAAGCAGCCTCAGATATATTACTAGTAGGCATTCTACTCATCTTTCCTCTTATTAATAGTAATCACTAAAGCATAACTCTCATCGAAAGGAATTTTAGTAAGGGCGGGGTTAACAAAAATCAACTTTCCTTCCTTATGTAACAAATTCTTCTTCTTCAACCTATCTACCATATTATTAATAGTAGCAGTACTCGTAGTATACATTTCACAAAACTCCTTCCTATTCTGAGAAGAAGTAATATCCTTATGTATCGCTGTAAAAGCCATCAAATTAATCTCACTCTTAGTAAGTCCTAAATCATTCAAAGCACTAAGCACCTGAAAATACTTCTGGCACCTATGATACTTATCCTTAGTTATAACACTTAATCTTTGGATCTCCATATATAAATTTCTTATGTAGTTTTAAACTTGAGGTAAAGATAAACTAAAATTTTAAAAATTTCAAATTTGGACTAACTATTTTAGTTAGCGCCTAAAATAAAATTTTAGATGTACCCCCGTCATCATGTGTGTGCTCTTTAAGGGGACTTCATCTTCAGACTCCACCCATAAATCAGGGATTGTTGGTAGTCCCCATCACTAAATATTAATTAATAAATTATTAAAAATGAAAACTATTGTTGTTGAAGGAAAAGACTTGCTTAACTTGAAGTTAAATGCAAAAGACGTTAAGTTTAAAAAAGAAGTAGCCGCTAAAATGAAAGAACTAGGTTACGATACTTACGCTAAGTTTACCTATCGTGGTATTATGTTCACATCGAATGAAAAAGGATTTCTTAACGATGTAGAAAGTGGCGATATTGCATTCATTGAACTTGAAGAAACCTTGTTAGAAGCTGAAGACGGAACTATGACCAAACCAGGTTATAACGTTATTGGTTATCATAACTATACTCAATTGAACCGCTTAGAAGAAATTGAAGCTACACGTAAAGAAAGAGAATTTAGAGTGAGCTTATGCGACTTCGATAAATTAGTTAAGAATCCTGAATTACTAAGCCGTCTCGATTTAATCGAGAAAATCGCAAATGCTTCCTCTTAGGAAGCATTTTGCTTTTCGTGTATGGGAGTATATAAATCATTTCTGATGAGAAAGGATTTAATTTGTCACTCCCAAATGAGAAATAATTCTTATAAAAAGATAGGATATTATAATGATTTGTGTATGAACTGACCTTTATTTCTTCCTACAAATTGAGTATCAGAATAATCTGAGCTTATTTGAGGCTAAAAAGATTTTTCCTCGAGGATTTTAAAAGTTGGTGTTGTATATTCCTACATAATGAATAGTTTTAGAGTATGTGAGTTTCCTTCAGATTCCTACAAATATGGGTATTTTGGTCACTGATTATCCTATAGATTACATCTTAGTGATGTTTCTTGATAATTTTGGCTAAAAATATTTAATTTGTGCGTGTTTTTGTGGGAGACTTCACACTCTTTACCTGTCCTGAGAAAAAAAAATAGAAGAAATAACAAGCTGTGTGTATTTATAGCATTAAAGCATTACCAAACAAAGTGTTTATACTACTTAGTGTATATATTATTATGGGAATAATTGATGATAATACTAATAGTCCTAATGCATTTATTCAGTTGTATGATAAAATTAGGAATGATGTAGTTGCAAGATTGGATCCTGCTAGTGATTATAAAAACCACGCTAGTGAATTGTATTCTGCATTAGCAGAAGAAGCTTTCGTTAATGAGAGTTTTGCTAAATGGTTAGGTAATATGCCTGATGGTGATAGCTGTCCTCGAGCTTTCTGGGACTGGCAACCTGCTGGAATGATGGAGAATAATAATTAATTAATTAAATATGAGACAGTTTAATATATATCATCCAATTAACGGTGATATGAATCACGATTGCTTAATTGATACATTTATGTATGAATTAATAGCGACTATAGAATGTGATAGTATACATAATGCATTCAAATTGGGTCAGAATGACTTTAATGATGAATATGCTAAGTTACATCATAGATCTACTTCTGTTGGAGATATTATAGTAGATGTAGATGAAGATTTACACTATTTAATAGAACCAATAGGATTTAGACTAATTACAAGCTCAGTCACACACTATATAGACTGGGGACAAATAGAATTACATTAAACACAGAAAAACACTTAAAATTATGAAAGTAACTAAACAACCTAGCAATATTAATATTGCTACAATTAAACAATCTAGCGATATTAATGTTGCTACAATTTTCACGTCTATACATTTAGGCACATTGACTAGTATAGAGACTTTAGCACTAAAATCTGTATTACCTAAAGATATATCAGAGAATGCATTCGATGCTATTGTAGCGTTGTGTGCTAACACTGAAACACCATCTATAGCTGTAGAGATGTTATGTGGGCTTTATAAAAGACCTGGATTACCTAAATTCAGCGTAAACTCTAACGATGTATTAATGAAAATAATTATCTTAGACCCTTTTAAACAAAAAGTTAGTTATGAGGTCATAGAACAAGACACAATTAATGGGTATTACTACAAAGACTTCAAAAAAGAAGATATTACACTCGAGCTTCTAAAAGCGTACAGAGAAGATAAAAGTGAAGAAAAGACAGCAACTTGGTATTCTAATATACCTACTGGTAAATACTTTAGAAGTACTGGAACTTGTCCTGCAGAAGATTGGATAGAATATGGTAGAAGAACTAACCAAGAGACAGCATCAGAAGTTTGGAAAGAATTTTTAACTTTATTATATTTTTCCAATGAACCAAAAAAAGTCTAACAGAAAGCGATGTATCTCTAGAGAGGTACTCGCTTCTTCTAATATTTTACGTAAAGGTGTTAGGGTAGTAATAGATAGATCTTTTAATCATTTCAATCATTTTAATAATGGGAGATATAGCCAACAATGCCCCGGATAATGAGCAAAC